TCTCAACCGTCTTCTGTGGGAAGATCTGAATATTACTACCGACTGGACAGTTGGTATGTGGGTTCAAATGGATTCTTCTTGGGATTCCAGTGATGCTCGTATTAATATGATTACAGCACTTGCTGATACTGGTGGAGATGTTCAGTTTGTAGTTCAAGGTGATTCTAGCGATGCCAATTACGGTAAGATCGCTCTGGAACTGAATCCACAAGGTGGTACACAAGTAACTGTTTGGTCTGTTGGTTCTACATATTGGGCAACACTATCTGATAATGCTTGGCATCATATTGCGTTTGTAAAAGAAGAACCCAGTCTAGGTTCGTATGTGTATTCATGTTACTTCGATGGTGTCATAGTTGCTACTACGACCACTGTTGAAAGTATTGTGCTGGATGACCTGTATGTGGGTGCTGACCGAACAAGTCCTACAACAGCAAACGGATTTGTTGGTAACTTTGATGATATTGTCGTAGATCTTACTGCCGTCTATACTACGGCATCGTTTACTCTACCTACGGAACAGTTTAGAATTACATCTAAGAATAGTGGTCTTGAACTAATTAAGTTTGATAGACTCCATAGCAAGAGAGGCACGTATACCCCCACCAGCGCCACCAGGAGCGGCGAGAACCTGCGTATAGAAGACATTGATAGTGGAACTGCTGGTATTAACGTTAATACCCTTTCCAACCCTGTTATCACTACTTGGTTAGTTGGTTCTTCTGGTTTGCAGATTCTTGACTATGCTGACGTAACATCGACTCTGGCACCTGGTACATATAACTTTGCATCAGATAGATTTACTTATTCAACTAAGACATCGACAATTCCTACTCCTTTGGGTAGAAAGTTGATCTTGGATCCTATTGTCCTTCCAAAATATTATGTTAGGGATGCTGGGTATCAGAAGATTGATGCAGTTAAGGAATTCACGTTCAATCAGAATATCAAGTTAGAAAAAGGATCAATTCTTCAACAGGTTAATTCAATTGGTGTTGTTCAAGCATACGGCACGATTGTAGAGACTCCTGTTGGTAGTATTGACGATCCTGGTCTCGGAAACATCTACAAGGTAGGTAAAATCTTCGGCACCTTCAATAATGATGATTTATATCAGAATGATCTTGGTGAAGAGAATACTATTGATGAGATCTCGTTTGAAGTCACTCGTCCCCAAAGTGCTTGGGAAACTGGCAAAGTATATGCCGTAAATGACCAGGTTTGGAGTGATAACAAGATTTACTATGCAACTAATAACTCAACATCTGGTGTCACACCACCTACTCATACTATCGGTGCAGTAACTGATGGTGCAGTAACTTGGCAGTTCATTAGCACTGCCCCGAACATTGAAGTTAATCTTCTAGATTATCCATGGCCCGTACCAACTGATGCTGTCCCATGGGCAGAAACTAGATCGTATGTGGTAGATGACACTGTATACTTCGGAAGAAACAAGTATACCTGTACAGTTGCTGGCACAACAGGAACAGTCGCACCTACCCACACAACAGGTACTGCCACTGATAATTCCGTTACATGGACATACACTAGTACATATGATCCACTCCAAAACTATGCTAGGTTCCGTCCTTTCGCTCAGGCAGATTATAAAGTAACCATCCTGAATACTTTCAGTGGTTCTGACTTTATTGTTGGTGATGTAGTATCACTGGGTAATAGTGTTAATGCTGGACCCAAAGCAGATACTAACAATAAGATTGCAGAAGTAAGTGGTCTGGATAGCGTTAAAACTATTAGAGTCACTGTTAATCTTAACAAGGATATCATTAGAACAAATGAGGCAAATACTGACCTTATCTACTGTTCAGCACTATCCCGTCACAACTTTACTGTCGGTAACATCCTATTTGTTGAAGGATTTACTACTGATCAGTTTAATGGTTCATTCTTTGTGAAAGAGATATTCTCTTCCAGAGATTTCACTTACAGAATGAGAGCAACTGCTGATGCAGACCCACAATTTGAGCAAGGTTCGATTGCCAGAGTTAAGATTGCTTCTAAGCACCCAACTCTACTTCTAGTTAGAAATCACTCGTATATCTTTGATATGAGTGATGCTTCCAACTTCGGTTATTTCTTGTCCTTTGCACAAGATAACCAGTTCAAACTGGAATACTCCTTCAACGTGATTGAGCGTGAAGGAACTCCTGGTTTGTCATCTGCCACAGAGACTCCTCTGGTTAAATTTACCATTGGTGGTGAAGTTACGAATATTACATACTATTTTGACCCATCGAGAACAGGTTCAACATCACCTGTTGGGGAAAATTCGTTTATTGACGTTATTAAGACCCCATTCGATGGTAGATTCACAATTACCGAAGTTATTTCGGATACTGAGTTTAGATTCCCACTACTGAACGAGCCTGAATTTACCAATGCGAATATTGGTGATGATGAGTTTGATAATCCGAATACGATCTATTCCACAACATCCGTTAAGGCAATTGGTCCCATTAATGCTATTAGACTGATTTCACCTGGTGGATTCTATAAGAAACTGCCTATTATCTCTGATATTGCATCTGATCGTAAGATTGAGAAACTGCGTATCACTGCTTCTGGTACTGAATATGCACCTGGTGTATATACTCAGATTCCAATTCTTGGTGATGGTGAAGGTGGTTTGTGTAACATTACCGTTGAGAATGATCCAGAGACAGGATCTGGTGCTATTTCAGATGTTGCATTAACTGATCCAGGTAAAGGTTATACAACAGGTAGTATCGACATCGATGGTATCCCTGGAATCCTTGGAGCAACATTGGCAGGTTCTGGTGGTGCAATTGAAGTTGTTATCCCTGATGAGGGTAGTGGTGCTGCTGTATTCTTGACAGGTACTCAGATCGGTAAGATCAAGACTCTGAAAAACAACGAGTTTGGTTATGGTTATTCCCATGACTATACTCTGCGTCCTGAGATTGCATTCCCAATCAACCTCCAACTGTTCAACACTTCTATTCTTTCGCAGATTAAGATCACTAATCCTGGTGCTGGTTACACCTCTGCACCTGCTGTTCTTATTTCTGGTGGTGGTGGAGTCAATGCCGAGGCAGAGGCAGTTGTTAAGAACAACAGACTGTCTGAGATTCTGATTAAGAATCCTGGTTCTGGTTATTCTTCACAACCTAGTGTTACCTTAAAATCTGAGTTCACATATGTTGTGAACCTTGACTTGAACTACTTACAGTTCAACTTCCCACACGGTATCACCACTGGTGCTGAGATTCAGTTCCGTGCTGATGCTATCGGTTCTCAGGTTGGTATCCTACCAAAACCAAGCAGCGTTGGTTTGACAAGTTTGTCTTCTGCTCAGACTTACTACGCCATTGCTGGTGATGCAAATGGTCTTGAATCTGATCAACTTAGATTTGGTCTAACCCCAGTTGACGCTGAGTCTGGTAACTTCATCACATTCTTGACACAGGGTGATGGTCGTCAGGTTCTTCTCACTGAGGTATTTGGTGGTCAAGCAGAAGCAGTGGTCGAAACTTCCAGATTCTTGGAAGGTGAGCAAGTGTTCCAAGGTGAAACTTTCGAGGACGCTACTGCGTTTGGTATCGTTTCTACTAACTCTGGTTGGCAGATTGAACCCAAGATCCTCAAAGTAACTAACCCATCAGGCGATTTTGCTGTTGGTGGTAAGGTTCAGGGTGTTATTTCTCGTGCCTCTGGTGTTATTGATAACCTGAACATCGCTAAGGGTGTTCTGAACATTGATGCTATCACCAAGACTGCTGGTAAGTTTACTGATGATGTTGGTAAACCTTCGGAGATTGTACAGAAGATTCAAGACTCGTTCTTCTATCAGAACTTCTCCTATGTTATTAAGTCTCAGATTCCGATCAACAGATGGAAGAATCAGATTCTTGAAAATAACCACCCTGTTGGTTTCAGCATGTTTGGTCAGTTAGAACTGACTGGTGGTAAGGATATCTCTGGTCGTAAGGTTGCTGCTGACTTCACTAAGCAAGTTAACATCAATGAGTATACTAATGTTAATGAAATCACTTCATTCGGTGCTGCCGAACCAATTTATTCAACCTTCAACAACTCCGAAGTTCTCTTCCGTAATAAGAGACTGACTAACTCTGAGGAAATTCTTACTTCTATTGTTAAGAAGATCGATAGTATTTCTTCTCAGTTTGATGGTATTACTAAGGCATTCCCAATTCGTGTTGAAGGAGAGCAAGTAATTGCTAACCAGAATCAACTACTTGTTACTTTGAATGGTGTGATCCAAGCACCTGGCGATGCATATAATGTTGTTGGTGGTTCTATTGTGTTCTCAGAAGCACCTAGACCTGATTCTAAAATTGTGTATAGGAATATCGGTTTCGATATTATGCCTATTACTAGATTCAATCTGAATACCATTGCTGGTATCTTCCCATCCATTGGAGATACTGTTAACGGTTTCACTAGTCAGGCAACTGGTAAAGTTGTAGCAACTGGTGCTACTAGCATCGATGTTGTTGATATTAGTGGCGGATTGTTTGAACTCAACGAACGAGTTGATGTTGGTAGAACTGGTTTTAGTGCTCTTATTGGATCTCTCGATAAATCATTCACCAAACTGTTCTTGCAGAATATTGGTGGCACATTCAACACAGTTTTGATCGGTGATATTGTAACAGGCCAAACAACTGGCGCAAGAGCAACTGTAACCTCTATTGACTTAACTGAGCAAAGCATCCAAGTGACAGACATGTCTAATGGATACTTCGATCGTGGTGAAGATATTACATTCTTTACTGCTGGGTATGGTGCAAATATCCTTAACGTTGATAGTGTTAACTATAAGACTATCTTTGAATTTGGTGAATCTGTAACCAGTTTGAATAATGATACTGCTATCATTGAAGAAAGCAACCTTGATCTTGATGGTAACATTTCAGATAAGATCGTTCTGTCTAAAACTTCGGGTACTGCCGAATTTGAGACTGGATCATACAATCTATTACTGAATGATGTATTCTACTCTGCTTCATCTAATATTGCTGCACGTATTACAGCAATCTCACCTTACAGAGATCCTATTACCAGTATCAATGTAGAACGTCCGTCAACAGTCACTGCGGAATGGCCATCCTTCGTTGAAGGTGATCTAATTGTTGGACAAACTTCTGGTGCAAGAGGTGAAGTGGTCAGAATTGATTATGAAGCATCACCTCCTATTCTCTACTATCTGAAAAAGACTGAACAGAACTTCAATTTAGATCCTCTCAATATTGATCCTACTGATGGCGATCAGTTGTCAGTTAATGAGACCGTTCAGAGATATATCTTAGATCCTAATGGCGATACAGTCTTAGACTCATTAACAGAAACCCTTCTTGGTGAAGCAAGAATTGGTGGTGTGGTCGATACTCTGACTATCAATAAAGGATCAACCTTCTTCGGTATGATCTTCGAGCGTTTGATCTCCCTGACCAATGCGAACGTCATCCTGGATGATATTTCCAAGACTACCATCACACCTGCCGAGATCCTTGACAGTTCTGATCGTATCAATGCTGACTTCCTTGACTTTGAAGAAGTTCGTTCTACTGAGATTGAATATGAAGGTCTGACGGGTGGCACATTAGCGGTTAATGATGAACTTCGTTCTATTCAGGTAACATATGGTAACCCAGTATCTGATTCCCTTAACAGGTGGAAAGATGCTGGTCGTATGATCGGATTTAACAGACAGGAAATCATCGATTTTGCTAACGCTGAAATCGCTGTCGAGCATCCTGGATTCTATTATCCTGGTGATAACGTCACCGATCAGTTCAGTAGATATGCAGACTCATATCGTCTGATTACTAAGAATAAGGAATATATCATCGCCAAGTCTTATGCTGACATGGTTACTGAGTATCCTTCACTTGTGATTCCTTCTGCTACTAAGTGTAAGAGAGATATTGGTAAGTTCATTGAAGCACTTTCAATGGATATGTTCCAAGGTGGTACGATCTATACCCGTAAACTTCTACAATCCTATTTCAGTACAGATGGTTTGACCTTCCTGTATATTGATGGAGAAGAAGCAGCAACTGAGTATGCATTCGAGCAAGCACTTGGATACATGAAGAATGCACTTTCAAATATGCTCACAGGTAGTGAAGTTGTTGATGGTGTAACTTATGTCAAGTATGATGAGAGATCCACTGGTGGTTCTGGTGGGACTGGAATTACTGCTGATCCTTCACCAGGTAACCCATATGGTACTGCTGGAAGTAACTCTGATAACTATGGAGCAAATAATTGCTCAGATGTTCAATCTGCTCTTCAAACTCTCTTTACTAACGTATCTGAGGTTCTACTTGCAACCTCACTTTCCGATCTAATCGATCTATCTGAGGCAAATACTTATAGTAATAATGAAACTAAGTGTCGTCGTGACATCGGTCTATTAGTTGACGCTCTTGCTGCTGATATTGATGGTGATGGCAACTACCAGACAGTTAAGTTCATCAAGTCTTACTTTGATAATGCTGGTACTCCTATCAGCAATGGTCTGGTTGGTGAGACTGCTGAATCAGTTACTGCATTCAGAAAAGCAGGCGAGATGTGCCGTAAGGCAATCAACAACCTCCTCTATGTTCAGGTCAATACCAGAACAGCAGCAACTGGTTACATGCTGAAAGATCCAACCACATATGCTGGTCCATATCTTGGTTCTTCGGGATCTGATCTGGTTGAGTTTGATGTGTCTGCTGCTGCATATGTTGCTAGCACTGGTGTCATGACAATGACAATCGGTACACACTCACTAACAACTAGTGACAGCATTAAGATCAGACCTTACTCCTTACGTTTCACATGTAGTGACGATGGTAATGCATCTTTCCACGATTACCCACGTACTGGTGATCCTGCATTCAATACACTCCTAACTATCAATGCTGTAACTGCTACAACCATTGAAGTTAACGTTGGTGCATCACCTGCTGGACAGCAGTATGCTCACACCTTCATTAGTGCTATCGATAACGCTGTATTCCAAGGTGGTGGTGGCGCTGCCGCATACTACGATCCTAACTACTACTCTGGTAGAAATGAAAGCATCCAGCATTGTGCTGATGTTCAAGCAGGTATTCACACTTTGGTTGAATTGGCATCTACTGCTATTACTGCTGGTACATTAACTAATGTCAATGCCCTTGCAGTTGTTAGTGATGGTTCTTATCAGGTCAATGAAAACATTCGTGTATTTAAGATCTCATACAAGGATCCTGGTGGCAATGGATTGTTTATCCCTGGCGACACTGTATTGGGTGCAACTTCGGGTGCTTCTATGCCAGTCAAAGGATCAAACTCTGGTTTGAAGTGGTTGTATACCACTGCGGTTACTGGAACATTCCAAGATAGAGAATATATCACTAATACTAAGTTGACTGCTACTAATGCAGTTCTAACTGGGTTGATTAAGAAGTCTGGTACTAAGTCTTTAAGATTTGATGCTGGTGGTTATCTATCATATGAACTTAGTAATGTTGCTAAGTTTGAAACTGGTGATTTCACTATGGAGATGTGGATTAGACCTACAACTCTGAGTGGTTTGCAGTATCTCTGGGATACACGCACTAGTGGTGCAGCAGAAGTTGGATCTCCTGTTCTGTATTTGAATGGATCTAACATCAATTGGTACCTCAACGGTAGTGATCAGATCAGTGGTGCTCATAACATGGGAACCAATGCTTGGCATCATGTCGCAATATCTAGAACCACTAACATCACTAAACTATGGGTGAATGGTACCCAAGTTGGTGGCGACTTCACAGATAACACCAACTATTTGGAACGTGCCTTCAAACTTGGTGCTGATCTGACTGGTGCTAATGGTTTCGTTGGTTGGTTTGATAATATCATCTTCAAGAAAGGTGTTTCTGACTATACTGCAACATTCACACCTGGATCAACATATCCTACCTCTACCAACAATATTACGTTTGGTATGAGTATGGAACTTCCTCTGATCATTAGTGATCAGGAGAGATTCGGTATCTATACTGGTCAGACAAACTCATCAACAACTGCCAAGAGTATTGATTACGATGAGAAGCAAATCATTATTGAAGATATTGATCTGGGTCGTGATGAGTATCGTAAGTGTGCTGAGATAATTGAACTTAACTATGACTGGATTTCTGAGGTTGCTATTGGATTGATGAAGGAGAGATATTCTGACTTCTTGATTCCTGGCGATTCAGTTGATGGTCTTGGAGTTCAGCAAGGAACTAACAAGTGTTTGCGCGATACCAAAGAATATATCTTGAAAGCAATTGTAGAAGACATTAAGTATGGTGGCAACTACAACAGTGTGGTTGCTGGTAGAGGTTACCTGACTAAGGAAGGTGGTTTGAACTATGTTGGAAATGAACTTCTTCAATCTATCTACACTTGGACCGAAGTTGCTAACGTTGTTAATTATGTCATTACAACCACTAGTGGTGATCTAGAAAATTATAACGGCACTAAGTATACTCAGCGTCTTCGCATTCCTAACAACTTTGCTTCTCCTGCATCTAGTGCAATTACAGATGAGATTAATAGTCTCTCTAATATTATCGCAGATATCATCGGACCTACGGGCGATAGATTCCGTGATGCTGGTGATTTGATCTGGAAAAACCGTGATTATATTGCAGAAGAGACCGTTGGGTACTTACAGGCAACCTACATTAAAGAAATTAATGGTACTACATACGATTACCTGACCATGCCTGGATATGGCGACTCTTATTGTGAGCGCGATATCAAGCAGCATATCCTTCCTGCCGTTATCACTGATTTGATTACTGGTGGTAATTCTGCTACCCAATACGTTATTGATCAATATATCAATGCGAATGATCAAATCATTCATATTGAGAACGAACTTGGTCCAATGTTGGATGCTTTCGCTTTCATCAATAAGTTGGTACATCATGCAGTTAACAATACACTCTTGACTAGTGGTACTACTGCTGCTCAGTTTAGTATTCCAAATCAATACCAAGATGATTACTATGCTGCACAATATACTCAAATTGCAGCATTTAGAGATTCCACTGTAACTATCGATCCTAAGGGATATGATGGAACTACTGATATCAGCACTGTTAATAAGAATCTTGATGCTGCTAATCTGATCGAAGCAAACAAGCATGTAATCGCAACCGAAGCGGTTTACACTATGAACGATATGTCCAAGTATTTGGATCTCGCCGTTCCTGGTGGTGCTCAGAATTGCATCGATGATGTTTTAGATATTCTTGATGCTGTCGTTCATGACCTCAGATTCGGTGGTAACTCTAAGGTATGGGACGCCGCCGCGCTGTATCTGAACGAAGAAGATTCTAGTTTGAAGCATATCGAAGGTGAAGTTGACGCTTCTCTCGACGTTATGAAGATTGCTGCTGAGATCTGCATCCTAACGATGCGTAATGGTTTCGGACGCGACAACCTGTATATCTACCAAGAANATGGTGGTGTGGATCCTGTAACTGGTGATCCAATCAGTGGTGGTTCTTCTTTGGATGGTGTGGATTTAAGCACCTATGAGAGAAATGGTGCTGATGATCGTTTCATCGATGCTGCTAACGTCATTGATAGAAACATTCGTCTGATTGCTGAGGAAGCAGTTGCACAAGGACTTGCTCAGTATCCTTCATTGAGTATCAACGGCGTTGGTGCTGGTGGTGTTAAGTTGACTCCAACCGCTGCAACATACAACCAGGCGAATGGCGACATGACTCTGACAGTTGTTGGTCATAACTTGACTACTGCCAATAGAGTCACAATCAAACCTAATAGCATCGTCTTCACATGTACCAGTAATGCTAACGCTACTGAGCATTCTTATCCAAGACAAGGCGACCCCGCGTTTAACACATCCCTAGCCATTAGTGCTTCTACAACTGACACTTTCACAGTGAATGTTGGCGCTGCTGCTGCTGAATACCAGTTTGCACATACATTCGTCTCTGCTCAGCAAGACGCTGTGGTGACTAACGGTAGTATCGACTGTGTTCATGATGTGACTGATGTTCTCTCATCCATGGTTTGGAACTTGAAGTATGGTGGTAATAACAAGGTCTTCAAGTCTGCTGAACTGTATGTCTCTGGTAGTAACCTACAACATATCGTAGGTGTTTCTACTGAGTCTATCTGGATTCTGAATAAAGCAAGAGATCTTGCAATTCAAGCAATGAGAGATGAGACAATCACGATCACTGCTGGTCATGGATTCAGTCAGAAGACATACACAGATCTAGATTATGCTCCTTATAGTGATGGTGGTTATGCGATCACCGTAGATACTGACTCACCTAAGTGTGCTGACGTTGCTTCGGCAATCAGCACTATGATGACGATTGTTACTGATACAATCACCACACCTGCAAGTATCGGAGACGGTACAATTACTAAGACAATGCCTAACATTTGGCCTGTCAAGTATGCACCTGAATTTGTTAAGCGCGATGTAACTATTACTTATGACGGTGGTGATTGGAATCAAACTTGTAACGATCAGGTAACAAACATTGAAACTCTGTTTGATATTCTTATCGACACAATTTCTACTGCAAATGCAGGCAACCCAAGTTACCTGGCAGGTTTGACTCGCACGACTGGATACAACTCCAACACCGTGTATCAGTATTACACTTGTTACAACGTCACATCAGCAGCAGATACTCTCTTTGAACTGATGTCTGAGAGTCTTGGTGGTGGTAGTCATTCTGATAAAGCGGCGGCAAGACGCATTCTGTTTAACAAGCACGCAGTTTCGCTGAAAGCATTCTCGGAGACTCAAACTGCATACCCCGCAACCTTGGCCGAGCAAACGTTTGGTGATGCGTTGATTGATGGTCTTCTTTATGACTTGAATACTGGTGGTAACATCGGCATCCTAAGACTAGTCAATACCTGGTTTGATGGTGAGGGCAACTTCATCGCATTCCCCGATGTTACCAAGCAACATCTTCTCTGGTATGTAACTCGCATCAGTGAGTACGCTAAGCGTATTCTTGACGACTACACTGATGTCTTGGTTGGTGGTGAGTGGTATGGTTATGACATCTATCAAGATGAAACTCATATCAACACTGGTGCTATTGACAACAGATTTGAATATGAGAGAGAATCCACTCAATTTAAAATTGATAGTTCTCTAAATGCTGCATACTTTGCTATCAGTAGAGGTACACCTCCTGCACAAAATAGTGTTCAGTGGACTAACAATGTTCATGTTGTTAATCAGCAAAATCTTTATGATGAAGGTAATGATTGGAACACTGATCCAGATCTAATCATCAACACACCTACTGTTGAGGTTGGGTTTGAGAGAAGAGAGAACAGAATTATTATTCAACGTCCTAACTTCTACTCACGCGGTGATGTTCTCCAATATGCTGTTGCATCAGGTGATGTTGAATCTGCATTCTCACGACAAGAATATTTCTATGTTCTTAATGCAACTCCAACACAGTTTGAAATCACTAGTGAAATTAGACATGATGCTCGTGCTAGTCGTTTCGCACTAGACACTAGAACTAGTGGAACTCAACAACTACAAAGTCCCGTAAGATCTGGAATTACACGCCAAGTAACTACATATGGAACACGAGATATTGACAACCCCATCACTGGTGGTTTCAGTCTCGCAGACGTGATTGCTGGCACTTCATCCAATGCTACTTCTGAGATCGTCAGAACTAGAAACAACGAAGCAGAAATCGTCAAACTTTATTATAGATATCCAATCAGTCTTGCTACTGGTAGATTCACAGTTGGCGAACGTGTTCAAGTTCAGGGTGCTGGTGCTAACTTCGGTACAGTCCTTCAAACCTCAGTCCTCACTGGTGATAATACCGATGAAGGTTGGGTATACATCGAGGGTATCACTGGTACCATGAGCGATGGACAAGTTATTGAGGGTGTGGATAGTGCTCTGACAGCAGAACTAGAAAGTGATGGGACGACTCGCATGTTGATCAATATCGATCGCGGCGCGTTTGCAAATGGCGAGATTATTTTCAATAAGAGTAATGGCGCTGAGGCAACCATTGCTTCCTTTGAGAATTCTGCTGGTATCTTGACTGGTAACACTGGTGGTCGTATTACGATCGACATTGAGACCCTACAAGATGACTTCACCGATGGTGACATCATTTATGGATCTATCACTGACAAGATTCTTGACATCGGTAAGATCTCTAAGGAAGGTTTCAGAGACATCGAACTTAATCAGTTCGTACATGCAACTAAAACTATCGAATGTGATGTTGCTAGTGTTCTTAGAGACCAAGGTTTTGATGGAGACTTCAAGAAGGGTGATATCGTTTACCTCTTGTCAGGAAGTGTTCCTAAGATCCCAGGTTGGACTGCTCTCGTTACAGATTATCTTTATGAAGAAGGTGTCCAACATAAGATCTGGATCGCTAACTTGACTCCATATGGTGCTGCTGCTGATGGAACTACAACCACAGATCCTCAGGAACTGTTGGGTGGCGGACTGGGTAAATTTGAAAACCTCAATAACTTCCCGATCATTTCCGCTAGTATCACTACCGTAACGGAGACCAATTACACATCTTATGGTAAGGTCTCGGGCAAATCAGTTAGTGGCGACACTGGTCGTCTGTGGTTGGAGGATGTCAATGGCGACTTCCCAAGCAACTTGACTATCATATCGGATTACGGTTGGGCTGCTGGTGTTACCCAAGCGAAGAATCTCTTGGGTCGCTGTGATAGATTCTTCCGTGGATTTGATGGTACTGCTGATACATTCAACCTTACCGTCAACAATGGCGAGTCATACTTCCCCGATCCAGCAGGACACCTCCTCGCCTTTGTTAATGGTGTTCTACAACCTCCTGGCGCTAACTTCGCATACACTGCGTTCTCTGACCAGATTACATTCACCGAACCACCTACCATTGGATCTGAATTCATTGGTTACTACGTGGGTAAACTGAGACAACTGGATGATATCTCGTTTGAGTTTGACTCCTTACGCTCCTCGTTTAACCTGAAATATCAGGGTGGTTTCTACTCATTGACACTGACTGAGGGTGTATCTTCCAATACTATCCTCCCAGAGAACAACATCATCGTCTCGCTCAATGGCGTTATTCAGGAAGCAGGTATTGGTTACCAGTTGGTTGGTTCTAGAATCATCTTTGCTGAGATTCCTCGTGCAGGATCTACATTCGTTGCCTTCTCTTACATCGGTTCTGATGCTGACGTTATCGCAGCAACTGTTGTCCCACCGATCGAAGCAGGCGATATTCTGCAAATCGAAGGTGAAGCAGATGAACGTGAAGTTGCTCTGATTGAATCTTCAAACTCACTGATCACATTTGAGTACACAGGCACGGTTAAGGGACGTGGTGCTGCTGCTCTTGCCACTATTAAAACTGGTGAGATCACTAAGGCAATCATCACTGCACCAGGAGACGGTTATTCCTCGCGCCCGAACGTGGACATCATCTCATCCACTGGTTTTGATGGTCGCGTTCGTGCCCTAATGGGTCTATTGAGAATCGATGTCAAGACTTCTGGTCTTGGTTATCAGAAACCGATTGTTGACGTTCAAACCGTAGTTGAAGATGACTTTATTGCTCCTGATGGTCCTTCCGTCAACCAAGGTTTCGACACCTACGCGGGTGAAGGTACCGACGCGCAAGGCAACCCAATTGTTATCACACCTGGTTACATTCAAGTTATCAACCAACCTGTGAACGTAACCGTGAACCAAGGTCAGACTGCATCCTTCACAATTGGTGCTCAGTTCATCAACAGTTCCGATAATCAAATTGGAACTACCTCTTTGAACTATCAGTGGCAGCGTAAGCAGTATGGTGAAACTAACTGGGCAAACATCACTGGTTCTACTAGTGCTACATATACATCAAACTCTGCTGAACAAGCGGATGATGGTGATGAGTTCCGTGTTGCAGCAACCGCTGCGGGTGCTACACCAGTCTATTCAAACTCTGTGATCCTCACAGTTCAGACTGGTGCTACTGTAATTAGCAACTTCAACCCGACTCAGATTTTTCAATAAATAGATAAAAAGCACAATGACGGCAACCGCTGAATTTAACGCTGCAACTAAGATACTTACCATAGAAGCGGATGGACTACCAACCCCCGTATCCTATGGTACGTTTCCTAATGCTAATAATCCTAATCAGGTAACTGAACAAGATTTTGATCATGATTTCTATTATAGGGGCGGTACCTTCGGTGTAACCAGATCTTTTGATAGCAATGTGTATGCCCAAGAGGGGTTCTTTATCTCTATTGCATTGTCAGTTCCTGATAATGCTCTTCTTGGAAATCAAATACAAGTTGGTGATAGAATCCTTTTTGTATTTGATAGAGGCGATGGGGACGAAGAAAAGAAAGTATTCATATATCGTGGAACAGAACAAACAGCAATTCCTGGTGAATTTTGGAGACAGACTGATCAGAATCTACAACTGGTCATGGAGTATTCCACTACTGGTAGATCTGGAACATATGAATATCATGATCAACGAAATGGAAGGGGATCGACACCGTTAGGTGCGATTGGTATTGCTGCTAACGGCGTAATATTGTTCAATCCTTCTGCTGGTTCTGGTGGTAATCCACCAGCAAACTTCAATTGGAATGCTGCTGGGGCAGAATCCTATATCAATTTTGGCGAAGATGATTGTGGTGGTCATCCAGAAAACACTGGTCAGTACCATCATCATGACTCTCACTTTTTAGAATGTTGGCAAGACAATGCCATTATGGCATCTTATAATGATTATTATGGTTCTTCACAGTATAATGGAGATAACATAAGACATCCTGATGGGCACTCTAAAATCATAGGATATGCGTTTGATGGATTTCCCATCTACGGTCCATATATGTATTCTAGTCCTTGGGATGCTAATTCTGATATTACTCTCGGTACTAGTTCATATCGTGTTAAGAGTGAAGAAGTTGATGGTAGACCGACATATGGTGATTCTCAACAAAATCCTCCTGCTGGATCTTTGATACAAGATTGGGAATATGCTGAGGGACTTGGTAATCTAGATTCTCATAATGGTAGATTCTGCATTACTCCTGAATTTCAGGATGGAACATATGCATATTTCTTGACTACTGAACTGGATAGTGAATCTAATCTGGTACCTACATTCCCATATTTGATTGGTTTAACTACTCGCGAACTTGTTGATACACCACCTAATAATGGTGCTGCTACTCCACCTGCCCCACCTGACGACGGTGGTGGTGAAGTGATTCCTGCAACAATTCAGATTGCACTACAACCTGCAAACGCCACATACAACGTCAATCAGACAGTTACATTCTCTATCACTGCTGCTATTAGTCCAGAAGATGGACCTAAGGCGTATCAGTGGTTCAGATCTACTGATGGTGGATTCTCGTTCGCTGTTCTGACGGGAGCGACTGCTTCCACATATACATTCACAGCACTCAACTACATGTCTGGATATAAATTCAGATGTGAAGTACGTGGTCCTTTGGGTCTAGGTGTGACCCCTGCACAAAACTCACCTCTAACGTCAGACGTTGCAACTCTGACTGTGACTGGTTTCGGTGATGGTCAAGGTGACTCAGACTTCTCGTCTACGGATACTAAGTTTGACACTACAACTATCTCCTTCGACGCAACATAAATAGAATTGTAAAAAAAGAACGATCATGGCAAAACAGCTAGTTGGTATTGGATCTTCGGCAAATGATGGTACAGGTGATACCCTAAGAGACGGTGCTATTAAATATAATGCTAATTTTGACGAACTATACGATAAACTAGGTAACCAGACGGACATCCAGTTAGACATTGCTGCTGGAACTGATGGTCAAGTTTTGAAGTGGAGCAGTTCTCCAAGTGGTGCTTTTCGTGCTGGGAACTTTGATACACTGACTGGTAATCTAGATACCAACGGATTCCAGATTGTATCTGATGGTACTGATGAAATTGTCATCAAACAAACTGGAACGGGGGACATCCAACTCTGGGCAGGTGGATCTGGTTCTGCTTACACTTATATTGATGGTGATGATGGATACTTCAAATGGTATGCTCCTTATGCAACTCTGAGTGATCTTCCTGATGCGACTAATCATCATGGTATGTTTGCTCATGTTCATGGCACTGGCAAAGGATACTTTGCCCATTCTGCTGCTTGGGTACCACTTGTAGATGAGAACCAAAGTATTACCGTACTGAGTGACGTTGATACTACTGTTAATGGTGGACCTACTAACGGTCAGATCCTAAAATGGAATGACACTAGTAGTAAGTGGGAACCTGCTAACGATGAGCAAGGGACTGGTGGTACTGGTTCTACTCAAAATCTATTTGAAACTGTTGATGCTGACACTGGTACCACAACTGCTTCGGCAGTCAATGATACCCTGATTATTGCTGGTGGTACTAACATCTCTACCACTTTGGTTGGAGATACACTGACCATTGATATGACAGGTACTCTTGGTGCTCCTGATCAGAATGTATTTACAACATTCAATGCCGACAATGGTGGTACAAGTGCGACTGTAACCACAGATTCATTAACATTTACAGGTGGTAGTGGAATTAGCACTAACTTGAATGCTGGTGCAATTACATTCACTAACGACTCTCCTAACGTCATCCAGGACGCTCTGAAAGGGGTTGCAGGTGATACTGGTACATATACTGCCGATGCTGCTGATTCTTCTATCACC